AAAAATCTATATTTGAAGGCTTAGACGTAGCTTATGGTCAGCACCAATCCCAAGGGAAACGTGCTGACGGTAAGCAAGAGGGTAAATCCTATATTGTCAAGCAAGAAGTTAAAGATGATTTATGGTTAGAACACCTTAATGGGAATGGCCCTTCTTTAGGAATTATACCTATTATGGCAGACAATACAGTTCGTTGGGGCTGTATTGATATTGATACATATCCAATTGATTACAAAAAAATAATAAATAGTATTAGAAATTTACAATTACCACTGGTGCCATGCAGATCTAAAAGCGGAGGTATGCATATATTTTTATTTCTTAAAAACCCAGTATCCGCCAGATTAGTACGAGAGAAATTACGAGAGGTTGCATCTGGTCTCGGATATTCCTCTGTAGAAGTATTCCCCAAGCAATCAACCATATTAATAGAAAAAGGAGATCTAGGTAATTTCCTAAATCTTCCATAGTATAATTCCAAAAATACAACGAGATACGCCTATAAAGATGATGGAACAGCGGCGACATTGCCAGAGTTCTACACCTTATACGATAAATACGTTGTAGAAGAAATAGACAAAGTTGCAATTCAAGTATCTAACGAAGTCATAAAGGATGGTCCACCTTGTTTACAACAATTATGTACACAAGGATTTCCAGAAGGCACACGCAACAATGGATTATTTAACATAGGTGTATATCTACGTAAATTTGATCCAGACAATTGGAAAACATTATTAGAAAAATACAATCAAGATTATATGACACCACCTTTATCAGCATCAGAAGTTGTCACAGTTCAAAAACAATTAGAGAAAAAAGATTACAGTTATAGATGTAAAGAACCACCAATAAATTCTTACTGCAATGCTAAAGTATGTAGCGGTAGAAAATACGGTATAGGTGGTAATGGATCATCATTAGAGTTTAGTGCATTAACTAAATTAGAGACAGACCCGCCAGTATGGTTTTTAGATGTTGGTGATGCACGTATGGAATTACAAACAGAGGAGCTACAAATACAAACTAAGTTTCAAAAGAAATGTATGAATAGTTTGAATCACATGCCTCCTTTAGTAAAACAGTCAGTATGGCAGGAGAATATTGAGAGACTTATGGTCAATCTAAATACTATTCCTGTGTCTGATGATGGGTCATTGGCCGGTCAGTTTGAAGCTCACCTCCAGGAGTTTTGTACTGATCGTGCCCAGGCTCTAAATCGAGATGAATTATTATTACGTAAACCTTGGACAGAAGATGGTGTTACTTGGTTTAGATTAAAAGATTTACAAGACTACCTCACACGTAACAAGTTTACTTATTTTAACACAGGTCAATTAGTGCAAGCCTTAAGACATTTAAAAGGTAAGAGTGAGAAATATAATTTAAAAGGTAGAACAGTAAGAGTGTGGGGCGTGCCTGCATATCAACAACAAGATTCTGCGTTTGATATAAAGGAGGTTGATGGTGCACCATTCTAAAACTAAAATAATACTTGGACCACCAGGCACAGGTAAGACACATAATTTATTAAATTTGGTAGAAGAAGAATTAACCAAGGGTACACCACCTGATCGTATAGCTTTTGTAGCATTTACCAAGAAGGCGGCAACCGAGGCTCGTGACCGGGCAATGAAGAAGTTTAATTTAGAAGAACAACATCTTCCATATTTTAGAACGTTACATTCTTTTGCTTTTCATCAATTAGGATTAACAAAGTCAGAGGTCATGTCACGTGATAATTATAAAGAGTTTGCACAAACATTTGGTATGGATCTAGGATCTGTTGCTGATGGTGCAGAGTCTGGTGGTGTAGTAACAACAGACAATATTTTAATTAATGAAATAAATCTAGCACGTATGAAGTGTATGGAATTAGAGCATCATTATAATGAATCTAATTTACAAGATATGTCTTGGCATTCATTATTACGCGCACAAAGATCGTTAGAAGAATTTAAAAAGAAAAAAGAAGTATTTGATTTTACAGATATGATTGAACTGTATTTAGATTCTGGTCCAATACCAAAATTAGAAGTGGTATTTGTGGATGAAGCACAAGATTTATGTAAATTACAATGGCGAATGATAGATAAAATAACACAAAATGCAAGAAAAGTTTACATAAGTGGAGATGATGATCAAGCCATATACAACTGGGCAGGAGCTGATGTTGGGCATTTTATTAGGCTACCTGGTGAAGTAGAAATATTAAAACAGTCTTTTAGGTGCTCTAAAGTTATACAAAATTTATCAGGTAGGATAATAAACAGAGTAAAATTTAGAAGACGTAAGCAATGGAAAGGCACTGATAGAAATGGATTGGCTGTGTATCACAGTTATCCAGAGAGTGTTAACTTACGTAATGATGGTAGTTGGTTAGTTATGGCTAGAACTAATTATATGTTAGATGAGATAGAAAGAGATGTGCGATTACAAGGTATGTTATACAAAAGAAATAATAAATTACCTATATCAGCTAAACTTTTAAATGCTGTAGAGGCATGGAAAAAATTAAATGGTGGTGAAATTGTACCACTTGTAGATATAAAAGATATTTATTCTTATATGTCTAGTCAAATAGGAATAGAAAGAGGACATAAAAATCTTAAGATGGCTGACAAAGAACAATATGAGTTAGAAGAATTAGTTATGCATCACGGTTTGTTAATGGGAGGTAGACCATGGGATGTAGCTTTTGACAAAGTAGGAAATAGAGATAAAGAATATTTAAGAGCCATAGAGGTAAGAGGCACAATATCAAAAACACCTAAAATAAATATTAGCACTATACATGGTGCTAAAGGAGGTGAAGCAGATAATGTGATGCTTCTTACAGACTTATCCAGAAAGTCACAAGAAGCTATGGAAAGAGATTCGGATGACGAATGCCGTGTGTTTTATGTAGGAGCAACACGTGCCAGAGAAACCCTACATATAGTACAGCCACAAAGAGAAGGAGGATTCATAATATGAGTTTTAGCACTGGCATAGCTCCTATTAACAGGAGCATGACGAAAGAAGAAATACTAGCAAAGGCTAGTGACCTTGTTTCTAATGATAGAAATAAATCACATGGTGATGCATTTAGTAATCATGCAGAGATAGCAGAGTTTTGGAATATATTTCTTGATAAGAAGTTAAGACCAATGGCTAATATCACAGCTGATGATGTGGCTATCATGATGATATTGTTAAAAATATCTAGACATACGCAAGGTGAAAAAATTAACATTGATAACTTTGTTGATATGGCGGGTTATGCAGCAATAGCAGGAGAAATTAGTGACTCAGGATCTTTTTAAGACAGTTACATCACAATGGGTTGCGCCTACGGAGTTCCCTCGTATAGAGGGACGCGTAGCGATTGATTTAGAAACTTGTGATACAGATTTAATTAAACATGGTCCAGGGTGGCCAACTAAGAAAGGTAAGGTGATTGGTATAGCTATGGCTACTGCATCATTTAAAGCTTATTATCCCATCGCACACGATGGTGGTGGTAACATGGATGAGAAGAAAGTTATAAAATATATAAAATCTATTTGCGAAGATGATTCAATAGAAAAAATATTTCATAACGCACAGTATGACATAGGTTGGTTATGGACACTTGATGTAGAAGTTAAAGGTAGAATACATGACACTATGGTAGCAGCAGCTTTAATAGATGAGAATAGATATTCATATACTTTAAATAGTATAGTACATGAATATTTAGGTGAGTTTAAAAACGAACAGAAATTAAGAGAAGCAGCAGAAGCATTTGGTGTGGATCCAAAGTCAGAAATGTATAAATTACCAGCAATGTTTGTTGGTGAGTATGCAGAGGCTGATGCAGATCTTACATACAAGCTACATGAAAAGTTATCTTGGGAAATTGTAAAAGATAATCTTACAACTGTATACGATGTGGAGTGTAAATTAATTAACGTTATATTTCATATGACACGTCGTGGTGTTAGATTTGATGTTGATAAATGTTTAACATTAAATGATAGATTTAGAAATAAAGAAAAAAAATTGATGAAACGTGTTAAAGATTTAACAGGGCTCAACATAGAAATATGGGCAGCAGCTTCTATTGCGAAAGCATTTGATGCAATGAATTTACCTTACGAAAGAACAGATAAGACAAATTCACCATCATTTACAAAAATGTTTTTAACAGATCATCCGCATGAATTACCAAGATTAATTATGCAAGCACGTGAACTAAATAAATTACGTGGCACATTTTTACATGGATTGATGAATTATACACAGGAGGGTAGAATACATGCACATATTAATCAAATTAGGTCTGACACTGGTGGTACTGTGTCTGGTCGTTTTTCTTATAATCACCCT